AGATCATATCTCATATCTTATATATTATCCTTCATTTGCCAACTTAGCAAAGTAACTCATGGTATCATCGTCATCCTTCTTTGCATCGAAGTCTGGGATGTTATCATCAAGCTCTGTAATACTCTGAGCTGGCATTTCACGTGGTGCTGGAGCTGGTGCTTCATTACCAAGTGAGATTTCATCACGTACACTCATTGGTGATACGGTACCAAGTACGTTCTCAAGCTTTGTTTTTAGTTCTGCATAAGACTTGTACTTGGATGGGTTAGTGAACTCATCTGCAAGATCATGCATCGAATTGTAAACACCTTCAAGATACGTATCATCCTGAGATAGTGCCGTTGGGGAATCAAACTCCGACTTATCGTAGTTTACCCAACCATCTACCTTACGAATCTTAATCTTGAAGCTTGCACCTGCCCAGAAATCGAATGGATTCATAGGCGTTTCATCTGCATATTGTGGTTGCATAGCATCCATGATCTTGTCGAAGATCTTTTTACCATACTGATACATGAAGACTTTACCTTCATTTTCAGGATTGGCTGGATCTGAAACTACTAGTACGTTTGATACATAATGAAGTCGACGTTTTTGTACACGTGCTGTTTCCTTATCTGCATCAATACCTGAATTCCAGAGTTTAGAGTTCAGTTCACCAACTGGATCATCCTGACCAATCGACGTAAGAGAACGTTCGATGTACCATTTACCAGTTGGACCTTTGAACCCATGATCCCAGTAACGAACCCATGGAAGATCCTGACCTTCTGCTGCCGGCAATAATCGAATAACGGCATAACCATTACCCATCTTATCGACGGTAGGTTTCCACATACGTTCATCTTTGTAGGAGTTCTTTTCACCACCACCAACAGACTGTGCTGCGTTAACCAGTTTGTCGATTGATGTGGAGTTTTGTTTTAGTGCTGCGAATGACATTGTATTTTACCTCGTATGTCTGAAATATTACTGAATTATTATAACACATATTTATGCGTTTGTATACCCCTAACCGAAATCTAACATTGCTTTTTTCGGTAAGAGATTTAGTTCCATTGCCTCAACTTCAAGTTTCGATTGTAGTTGAGCACCAACGAATTTCTTTACATCTTCTGGATCGATATTATTCTTATCACAAATATCAATCATTGCGTCCATATAAGTCATGTTGAAATCACGTACTGCTTTCTCAACTAACTTAGTAAACTCTGCTCTGTTTAAAAAATCACTCATTATCTGACTCCCAATATCTGCAGTGAAAGTGTTTACCACAGTTATCAATTTCTTGTTGTGGATAACCTTGTTCGACTAACCACTTAACAGTATCTTCAACATTATCTGGTAGGACTTTTGGAAATCCATATTTCCATCCACTCGGTGGATCAATCATTGTTACTTTCATTGATCCATAACCCTTAACAAAATCATATCTTTGTTTATTCGACCAGTAGGCTTTACAGTCTTGGTCGTCAATTCACTCCAATACTTATCGATTTGTTTCGGGGTCTTAATCAGAAACACATTAAGCATCTCTTCTGGTTTACGTAACCTAATCGATCGAGAGTTCACAGTATCGAAGTTCTTGATAGTAGTACCAGAGATCTCAAAGCCTGCTGCAGCTTGTGTAACAAACTCTGTGATAATACGTTCTTTGACGTGGAACGTATACAATCTTCGAGCACCAACCAATTGAATAGGGTTGATTGATGTAAGCTTGAACTCTGGTGACTCTTTGAGATAGCTTACCTTTGCTACCTGACGATCAGCAGTCTTTGGTCGCTTGACTGATACCTTACGTGTGGCTTTCTTGCTGAGCACGTACTTCTTAGCATCGTCAGTGAGTGTAGTCAGGAACGCAAGGTACTTCTTACGTTTTGGTACTGACATATGACTATAGGCTTCAACAAGATCCTCTGTCTTATCATTGACTAGTTCCTGGATCTCTTTTAGTTGTGGTTCATAATAATCGAAGACCGCACGAGCAGAAAACATGTTAAGATCTGCTAACTGCATCTCTTTATATATATTGAACTCACCAGCATTCTCCCAGTCATCAACTACTTCTTCTATACCAGCAATGAATTCACCAGTGATGTGCTTGACTCGTTCCATAGGTGACACAGTAGGTTTCTTGACCACCTTTGCATCACTATCATCTCGCTCTGATAGCTTACGCATAGCCCACTCACGAACATCTTCGATGTATCGATCGACGCAACGTTTGTGGTTCCACTTAGATGGGAACTCTTTATTTAAACCAGCCCAAGCAATAGATGCTGCTGGACCATACTTCGTGGTGTACATAAAGTCTGGAGCTGACAGTAGCAGTTTCTGCTCTTCACCTTTGAATTCAGTTCGGATGTAGTTCCGAAGTACACCAGCAAGATCCTTACGATCCATATCCATACGGAAATAGGATGCAAAGGCTTCCCAATCATGATCAGGTGCTGCACCAATACCGGTTCTTGGTTTGCGTGGTAGTGGTACCTTTTTCTTGCGACGCTTATTCGTCTGACGACGTACGGCTCCAGCCATTTGAGTTCCTTTCATCACGAATTCTAATCAGTTCAGTTTCACCGTCGGCATTCACATATGCACGTAAATAACCTTCATCGATAAGATGTTCTATTGTAGCCACAATTGCCTGTGACGATGTCCACTGACTCCAGCTGCGACCCATCATAAAAGCACAAAAACATAATCCAGCAGTCAATAGATAAATTGGTTCGATGTACATGTGTTAACCTTTCTAGATTATACTACACTATTTATGGCGATGCGTAAATCCCCCTAGAAGAAACTTTTTACTGAACTAATTTTGAATGAACGCCATCCGTCTTTTTCAACATCATATACACGAATAACTTCTTCACTGAATTCAGCAGCAGATTTATCCTTTGGTCGTTTCGCGGTAGGGATACGTTCCTCCAACAAGGTGCATTTCATAGTACGTTCAGTACCATCAACTTTTTCAAATACGACTACACAAATACCTTCGTGCAGTTCTTTTAGCATTTCATTACGTGTCATAATCATTAGCGATCTCCTCTATCATTATAAATGTCGCCCGCGAGGGCACGAATATCATCAAGGCGAACATTCACCTCGTCTTTGGTTTTATTTAAATGCTCTTTCTCGAGCAGTACTGCTTTATCCAGCATGACCTGGATCTTGGCAACAAGTTGTTCCATTGAATGATACATTACTTACCCTCCTCTAGGAAACGTATACGCTGTTTTAGCCACACATACACCTCTTGATTTTCTGTTACCAGATCAAGACATTCCATTCTATGAACTTCATCCTTAAGAACAGAAATCTTGTATAGATCAACACTGGTAGGCTGATGTTTAGTCCCAGTCATTGTCGAACCTCGTGGTCTGGTAAGCAACTTCGCCGTAGTATTCTTTGGCGTATTTGGAGGCGTCAGTGTAATGGATTTCAGAATCACCACCGTCATATTTTTCGGTGAGGTTGACACGTTTAGGAGCCGTGTATTCTTCGTCCGCGTAACGCTGAACGTTTTTGCCTTTAGCAACGATCTTTGCAATACGCTGTTTGCGAGCTGCGATCTGTTTGATAAGAGCCAAACGATCTGCCATTTGTTGTTCAGTTAAAGTCATGATATAAAGTCTCCTAATTGTTATACGAGTATTGTACCGCATTTTGTTTTATATGTAAATGTCCCATAGTGTCACACCTGTGTCATAAAGAAATGTTTAACGCCTTCTTCCCAAAGGGTAATAGCATCGTCCTGGTTTTCGAAACCAAATTCATCAGCGAAGTCAATTGAAGAAGAGGTAGCGACTGAACCTTCGAATCCATACTCTTTAAGGGTCCAGCTAATATCTTTAGCTGTTGATGCTGTTGCAACCAATTCATTGTTTGCGAACATTTCAATTGAACCATTATCTGCTGCGATGAAGTCGATAGCCATTTTAGAATCTCCTGTTTCTTTGTTTACCTTACTAATATAAGTGTTTTCATCTAAAAAGTAAATCCCCCGTCCCCCATTTTTTCTGAAAAAAGTTTCTAATGAAAACAATGACTTATGATTTTTTTTGATTTTTTTTCATAAATATGGCTGAGAGAGGTAGGAAAATGATAGATCCGATGACCGCATTAGCGACCGCTAGTGCAGCATTTAATGTTATTAAGAAGGGCTTCGAGGTAGGTCGTGACGTGGAACAGATGGCGGGCGACTTGGGCAGATGGATGGGTGCTATGTCAGACCTATCCGAAGCCGAAAGAGTCGCTAAGAATCCGCCTATGTTTAAGAAACTGTTTGCTGGTAAGTCTGTAGAACAAGAAGCTATGGAGATCTTTGCTGCTAAAAAGAAAGCAGAGAATATGAGGGAAGAGCTTCGGCAATACATTACCTGGACAATGGGTATGAGTGCTTGGGATGAACTCATTCGGATGGAAGGACAAATAAGGAAAGAAAGAAAAGAGACTTTATATCTTCAAGCCGAGAAAAGACGAAAATTCGTTGAATGGATGGTTATAATTTTATCCATTTTGATTTTAAGTTCTGGGTTGGTTGGGTTCATATGGTTAGTTAAATGATACATGTTTTTGTCCTTGTTATGTTTCTAGGCGTAGGAGAGGACAGAAGATTGATATCAGACAATATGTATTTTTATAGTATAGATCGATGTAACTACTTTGCAGAAAAGCTTTCGAGAAGATATGGTAATTTTAGGGATATAGATTGGATTGATCCAAGGGATAGAGTAACTGCATATTGCAAACCGGTTTATGCAAATCCCGATAAAATGGGAATACAGGTGTATGAATGATATAGCTTTAAAATTAAAAATAGCACAACTCCGCGAAAAGCTTGGTATACCTTATACAGATCAAGAATTAAGTCTTGACGAAAGAATTCATAAAATTAGAGGCCACATACAGTACGCCAAAGAGTGTCTGAAAAATGACACTTCGCAGTGACATATTATTCCAGTGTCAAGAAATTGACACTAGGGCCTGAAACACATAAATAAAAAAGAGGTAGGAATCTCATATGTTTAGATGGATAATTTTCTTTTCGATGATGTTTACAATTAGCATCGCATCAGCTGAGCCGATTGTAACTGAATCGACGTCTGATAGTACAATTACTACGAATGGTACTATGGAAACGACTGTAAAGTCCCCGCCACCTTCTGCCATAGCACCACAATTAGGTGCTAACAGTAATAGTGATCTATGTACGATTGGTGTTGCTGGTGCAGTACAAACACAGATCTTAGGTATCTCTGCTGGTACTACATTCACTGAAGAAAATTGTCTAAGACTAAAGAATGCTAAAACACTATATGATATGGGAATGAAAGTTGCAGCAGTATCTGTTATGTGTCAGGATGAAAACGTATTTGATGCTATGATGATGGCTGGTACACCTTGTCCGTACGATGGTAAGATTGGTGCCGAAGCAAAAGTTGGATGGGAGAGTCATGAAGAAGAACTTCGTCTAGAAAAAGCTGGGAAGGAAAAGCAAATTGAGAAAAAGTCTCTTGCCACTGGTGGGCTTGGCGTTCTCGCTGCCCTCTTATTCCTACTCTGATACTACACCTTATTATGGAACGACAGGAAATGCTGCTTCAGGCGGTAATACCTGGAGCATGGATAATGTCTTGCCATCCCCACCTGGATTAGATATTAATGGTGTGATTTATAATTATACAATTCAAAAGAATGTTGATGATTCAGTGAATGTACACGTACAAAATGAAAATGCTAATGGAACGGGATATGTCTTTCGTGAAACAGATGAATGGCAACCAGGGTCACTTGGTGGTACAGAAATTAGAAAGGTAGTTCCAGTAATTCCAAATATACCAAGACAAGCTTGGGGTGATGGATCAATTGAAGTAGAAGGACCCGGTTCGGTTGAAGATCCAACTGTTGTTTATAGTTATAAAGTAGATCCATGTTATGACCCACAGTTTAATCCTAGTTGTCCAGGATATGAACCAGTTATACCGGATATTCCTGAAGTAGATGTTACTAGTTTATATAATGCGCTGGATGATGAATCAGTTCAAATAGCAATGACTGAAACAGATAATGACATATATGAAGAAGAAGAGCAGGCAGAGGTAGAAGAAGAAAGCGAAGAAAAAGAAGAGATGAGATTAGAGGCAGCACTTGCAGCAGTTGACAATTCAGAAATGTTTGCTAATGCTTTCGCGCAAGCACAAATCCTTGCTTCAATTAATAACGCTATTCAGATGAATAATTATTATGCCGCAAATATACCTGGCGGTGTTTATAAGGAAACCCAAGTTTTGGTTGATAGAAAGATAGATGATAATAAACAAGGCCTCCGGAACGGCCTAGCTCAACAATTACTGCATGAAGAAATGGTAGGTATGCAGTATAACAAGTAGGAGAACAATATGTTCAAAAGATCAATTTTAGTTGGAATTATGAGTTTAGGTTGTTTCTCTGCATACGCTGCAGAAGTTCCTATTACCGGTAATGTCCAGTCACGTTGTGTTATCACAACTGATACGCCCGGTGTATATGGAAACCCTAATGCGTATACATTGTCAACTGCATCGACAGACGGTGGGGTACAACCTATTGTCCGTTATGATGTAACGCTTGCCAATGCATACTATGCACAGATTACCACACCAACAGAATTCTCATCCAGTCCATCGCTGAATGATACAGTTACCTTTACTGGATCAACTGAAGTTAGTTCGGTGTCTGATGCAACTGGTATGGGTTCATATGAAACAAATAAAGTAACGTTTGGAACAACCACACAGTACGATCTGACTGCAACAGGTTCAACCTGGTTTAAGTCTAGCTCAACTGCAACAAATGGTGGTAACAAAGCTTTCCCAAGTGGATCTTATACTGCCACTGTAGAAGCTCTTTGTATTGCGAAGTAAGATATGAAAAAACTAATACTCGCCTCTTTGTTTATATTGGTATCAAGTATGGCTTATAGTCATGAAATGGTACCAACATATCCAAAGCTAAGAATATCAGCATATACTGGTATAGTTGAAACAGAAATGGAAATGTTTAATTATAGACAAGATGTTGAGTATTATGAAATAGCTGTTTTTGATAAGAATTGGCGTCCAATCCCATTCGTTTCACAATATAAGATTGTAAGACTATCATATCTCCAGCGTGTCAAATTTAAGATTTATATCGCAGAAAATCATCGAGATTCTGCTAAATACATATGCTCTAAGTCTAGATTAAGAGGTGAAGAACAACCTACAACGGTTATCTCTTCTATGATATGTTCGAAGTTTAAGGATTAAATATGAAAAAACTGATTGTCATACCGTTGTTATTTGTATCATCTGGTGCTTTTGCAGAGTCAAGTTCGCTTAATTTACAACTACCAAGCACAGGTTCGACATACGGGCAAGATAGTTTTAAGGCTGGTGATATGGACTGTAAGAACTCTATCGGGGGTTCAACTAATTTGGAATTTGGTGTAACTGGTATTATTGATAATGCACAAAGTCCATTTTCTAATAATGGTGATAGCTCAAAGGATATTGGGGTCTTTGCAAGGATTACGATTCCACTAGATGGACCAAAAGAAAGAGTTAATTGTAATACCTTATATCAGTTAGAGCTCAAAAAGAAACGTCTAGAAATTATGCGGCTGGAACAAGAGCTTGAGCAGCTACGTAAGCTGCAGCAGGAGACCGATTAATGGATAAGGATCTAGGTCAAGAATTAGAAAATATGGAAGAAGGTATCGAGAACCTTAAGAATAAAGAGTTCCGTATCCTTGGTATCAAAGTTAGCTTCATGAGTGTGACAGCACTCCTCGCTCTACTTGGTTCTGTACTTGGTGCTCTCTATGGTGGCTTTCTCATGTATCAGAAAGTAGAACAGGCAATTGAATTTGTTGATCAGCAGGAAGAATATCAGGAACTGATGGCGTCGTACGATCAGCGTATGCAGATTATTGAAACACAATTAGATGAAGCAATTGGATATGCTAGAGATATTAAAGGTGATCTACGTGATGACATTCTTTCAATTGAAAAAACAGTAGATAGAATGGATGATAAAGTTCGTGATGTAGAAGGTGAAGTTCGTGAGATTATTCAAAATGCAGAAGAACGATTCGAGAATAAAAGAGATGGTCTACAGAATGACTATGATGAAAAAGCAAATCGTCTACAAGATAGCAACCAAAGCCGTATGGATGACCTTGAAGCAAAGGTTGAACGTGATCTGAAAGATCTAGAAGATCGTCTTGGTAAGAAACTACAGAGAGCTTTGGATAACCCACTTGCTAATTAGTAATTTTTTGGAACTGTCTTAGAAATGTAGTTACTGCCATTATTAAAGACACAAACTACATTAACCTTTGCGTACCAATTAAGTACTGAAAATTTACCGGTTGTTTCATCAACAACAACTTGAGTAGCAATACCATTATCTATATCTGAAATACCTGTGAAAATAGGATCAGTGCCAAACCCCATCTCCTCTGTTCTTTTGAACATATATTCCGCTGGACCACAAATCGCAGGTAACATTTTTACCTTGGCATAATCCTCCATAGTCTGTGCACTTGCTGCAAAGGGCAACAATACCAGTGTGAAAAGAAGACGCATTTTATTCTCCTTGATAGATAGCGAGGAGATGTGACTCAAACTCCTCGACTTTATTCAGTCGGTTTGGCCACAAAATGTATTCCTTCTCTGGGTTCTTTTTAAGATTATTAAGAAGTGGCGTGATCGCATTATACAGTCGATCCAGTTTCTCTTGGTTAGTTTTGGCTGTTACTTCTACATCACCCACAGTTTTCTGTGCGTCTTGTACAGCTTGTAACTCGTCCTCGTCTACGGCAGTAAAACCGAAATCAAAAATATCCGACATTATGCGTATCCTATTACACAGTACCTTTCATAGGGTACTGGTTTCTCTATCTGGATCTTGCCCTTGAATCGAATATCGTTAATATTATTTTTAATAGCAAGATCTTCTTCGTGTTCAATAGTATTTATATGTTCTTTGACTTCTGTATAGTTATTTGATGTTAAAGCATACAATGGACCAGATTCAGCTCTAATATCTTCCATATGTTCACAAGATGGATTAATAATTAAGTCGTACTCTCGGGCGAGCGAGCCCGATTCAAATAGCTCGGTTACATCACCTTCCAGACTTATATAGTTAACAGGGATTTCATTCAGTTCAAAATATCTGTCTCTGTCGTGGTGTGCTCTTACACTTAAATCATAGAAGTGCCAATGACCTACATGATCCTTCATTAATTCATAGAGTAGAATACCATTCCAGCTACCGAGAACGGCAACGTTGTCAAAAGAGTCTTTTACTTTTAAGATATTTTCTACTAAGAACTTTTTTGATTTAATATGATTTGGACGAAATGATTCTAGAAACTTTGCGTTGTCTCTTGCCCATGCTGCGTGCGCTACTTTACCTAATATATCCTCAAACATTAATCCAGTCCTTATAATCAAAGCCAAAGATAGCTGAACGTTTTGGGGTGTCACCTGCAACGGCGCGGTGAGGCCAACCTGTATTAATAAACCAGATCTCACCAGGAAACATAGTTAGCTTGTATTCCCCATCTTTTGTTTTAAATTCAAGTGACGAATCCATCCCTTCTAAACAAATCTGTGCCCTACAGATAACACTTGTATCAGCATCAATATGCCAGTTTAATTCATGTCCTGGCTGCATCTCTGCAAGTCTGAAACGGTACACATGCTTAAAGTACTTTTCAAGATCCATTAGTGTAAAGAGTGGTGGATCTACCCATTCGACATAGGCATGCTCATCTACTTGTGATTCATCACCTTCTACCTTTTGCTGTAGTAGAACTTGTCTATACTGATCTTTTACATTGAACACTTCTTCATAATTACAGTTCTGGCTGATACCGTAATTGTCACCACCAATATCATTCTGTTGGTTATCATAAAGTATTTGTTTTAGTTCTTCGAGTGCAAGTGGAGATAGGTCGCCCACCTTTTTGAATACTGGTAGTTCGTGCCTGCGTGGGCCTTCACCTCTCACACGTGTGCGTTTGGTCTGTTCAATTAAACATTTTTCTGTAGTCATTCTCTAACATCCTAGGTAGATGTGGTTTATCACCTGCAAAGGTTACGTGTTGCCAGCAATCTGGGTCTTTTGGATTACCACAAGTTTGAATCATATCAGTATCTATCTTCCAAGCAAAGCCTGTGTTGTATGAAAGCTTAGTAGCAAATCTTTCTATAGCATTTCTACGACCAGCTTGCATTGATACGAATGCTGTGTTCCATTTTCCTATATAGTCTAGTTGATACGGTAATAGAGTCATAGTGGGGCTTTTGAACGTATCAATTTTTGGGTTAGTAAACCTTCTATAATCTCTGTATATGTATGTGCGTGTTAGGACACGGTAACAACCTTCATAGTACTTCTGTATGGTTGAAAAGGCGACTGGTACATCATCATCGAACAGAAAGAACCATTCAGGATATTTCTTGTAAGAGGTCTGTAGTTGCTGGAACCAATGTGCATTCTTCCGATCCCACTGATACGCTTCTCTTGTAAGCCATACTAGATCACTTATAAAATTATCAGAACCATATTCTGAAAGTGTTAAGACTTTTTGATTAATCGAATAAACCATGCTGCTGGATCCCACTGCCACCACTTCTTCCCAATACGCCAATCAGAAGAATCTTTGTGGTGGTTAACATGCCAACCTTCACCCATTGTAAAGATATTTACAAAAACGCTATTACGAACTTTACCGTTTCTATGACACAGAGTATTTAAAAGACCAAATCCAATATATCCCCATACCATCGGCATAACAATAAACCAGAGCCAATTGTTCATACCAATGAATACCCAGCTTGTCGCAAGAGTAAGGATACGTATATCTGTATGATGTTTATAGAACCACATCACTCGTTTATTTCTGAGTAGATCTTTAATATATTGTCGTGGTATTCTTTCTACCTTCCAGGTAGATGTTAGTGTTTTTAGAATACCGATATATTTTGGAGAGTGTGGATCAAGGACTGTATCGGAATGCTTATGGTGCATACGATGAGCCCCAACCCATCCGAGGCAGTGCCCTGCACCTGACAATGGTCCAAGAACCAAGACAAAATATTCGTACCAGATTCCGGCATTAAAAGCTCTGTGTGAAAAATACCGGTGGTACCCAGCCGAAACTACTGTCGCAGCTAGGAAACACCACCAGATAAAACTATAAACTAGATAATGAGTTCCATGATAAATCAAATAATCCATACTAATCCTATAATATTACTTCTTTTTGGCGATAGCATCCGCTCCAAAGAAGGCTGAAACCAATACTGCAATTGATGCAAAATACGTAGGCGCAATATCAGCAATAAGATTTGCTGCTTTATCCATTCCAAATGCAGATGTAAGTGCAATACCAATTGGATAAACCAACAAACCAATAAGAGAGAACCAAGCCATCTTACGGATAGCATCTCTCTGTGCGTCCTGATCTTCTAGTGCCTTACGTTTGAATTCCAAATGCATCTCCATTTCTTCTTTAGAGATATGTCCATCACCGTTTGCATCTGCACCATCAATAGCATCGGCGTCAATAGTTTTTACTTTTTTTTCTTCTTCGGCCATATTTGGTCCTCCTCACACTCTATTTATAAGTGCTTGAGTATCCAAACGCCTCAAAGTCATCATAAAAAAGTTCGTAAACTTTCTTAGCTATGTCTTCATTATACCATTGTTTCCAGTCACCGTAAACCCCAACTTTGGACTTACTGTTCATGAACTGAAATCCGAGTTCTTCTTCAAGTAATGGTAACTCTGTCTCCATTTTAAATACTTTTACCCGTTCGTCGAGCAAATGACATTGTGTACTTCTTAGATCCCAAAGTGTTTCTGCATCACTTGGAACTTTGTCAAGCCACTTATATACATCAACACATTCATCTAGAAACTTTTCAAATGTAATTTTCTGTTGGGTAACATAAGACCATAAGCTGACAGCACGTGTGTACGGATGACGAACTACTGAATACCATTTCTTATCTGATATATCATACTTCTCTTCCCAGTACCATACTGGATTATGTCTTTCAATAGGATATTTCCATCCTACCTTTGCATCTTTACATCTTTCAAGAATATTCGTTCCTGAGGTCTTTGGAACATGAAAGAATACCCAATCATCAGTATAGAACATTATCAAATATCTCCTGGTAGTGGTTCATTCCATTTCTAACATTTTCACCTTTATGTATTGGTGAATTGAACCAACTATCGAAATCTTTTATGTGTGTGATATCAACTTTTTTCTGATCACCAATAGTAGATTGATTTGTAGAAACAATATGATTTGATATATTAATCTTCCAAGGTTTAGGATCTGTATTTGGTGGTAACCCCTGTAGGTTAGCAAAGGCTTCAATAAAGTTATATTTTATTTTAGTAGGATGTTGTGGCCACCATCCAACGATTGTACGATACTGTGCTTTTACTAATTCAGAAGCTTGTTCTCTATCCATATCAGTTAGTTCTACAACACTATCTTCACAATCTAAAACAATACCACCAAGATTTTGTAATGCCATAGTTTTAATATAGAAATCATGTGTAATGTATCTACCTTTATAATATACTTCTTTACGCATCCTACCATTTATCCAGTCCTGTAGATCCTGCTTGGCAAAAGAAACTAATCTTTTCGTTGTTGCTTGTTCTAGCATCTTATCATAGAACTGGATATAATCGATACCTTTATAATATTTAAGGAACATTGCAAGATAACGAGTTATATTAAGTACGTGATATGATACAAGATAACTTGTATAGGTTTGTATTTCAGTAAAGTCCTCAGAGGTGAAGGTGTTTGTAGATCGTATAAACTCTGCATCAAAACGTCCATCGTAACTACGTGTCATTGTTTTAATACCGTACATATCCATGTAGGTAGGATCTGCTGCTGGTGCATTTGGTAGAACCATAAAGTCATGGTAACGAATATCTTCGTGGAAGCCAATATCTAATAAGTCACCTAAACCCTTCTTCCACTTATCAACAGTGTCACCTGGATTACCCATAATGACTACACCAACAAGTGGTATATTATTTCTGAATCCCTCTTCTAGTTCATCTTTTAGTTTTTGTGTAGAAATATTATCACGTTTAATAGCAGCAAGAACATCTGGATCAGTATGCTGATATGATATTTGTAATGTAGGAATCATTTGGTTATCGTACAATACCTTTGCTGCAGCATTTGTAATATCCTTCTTATTTTTTGCAGAAGAGAAGAATACCGTTTTAGGATAACCTGATTCTTGTTTCATCTTTGCTATATGTTCAGCATATAACAAATCTTCTTTAAATATACCATAATTTGCATCAGCGTTGAATACAATACCAACCTGAATGTCAGATAAAGCTTCAATATCTTTTATGATTATATCTTGTCTGAATCGTCGTATCTTACTGTTTGTGAGTGAACCCCAGTCACAAAATGTACATTTATAAGGACAACCACGATTCGTTTCCCATATAGCTGCAGGATCTTTTCTGCTCTTTTTACGGATCTGTTCCGCAAAACGTTTGTAATCTTTCTTATAAATGTGGTATGGTGAATCAAGTTTCGATAAGTCCACACGATCTTTGGATGGTGTTCTTTTAAGAAGAATATCATCGATAGCATCTTCACTTTCCCATTGCCATATCTTATCACATATATCCCACTCTGGGGTATTAGTAACTTGTGGACCACCAGCAACGATATAACAAGCAGGATTATTCTTTTTAATTAAATGAGCAATCTCTAGATTCTTTTTCCAGTTCCAAACGTAACATGATAACAGAAGTACGTCCACCCGATCGTACGACCGCACGAGCGTACGCGCGTCGTGCGCGAAGAATATAGGATCTAACCATTCAACATCCACAGTACATTGTAACCGTAATCTGCCCCAGAGGTACGGAAGCCAAACTGTATTATTGTCATATGACGGATTACTAACTAAAACTTTCATCAAGTATCTTCAACATCGTTTTATAGTCATGCTTACATTGGATTTGAAGATTGTATCTTTTTGGATAACCTTGATTAAAAATAGCGTGTGGTACTTCTTGGGAAAACAGATACATTTTCGGGGGATCTTCATAATGATAAACATAATAAATGTCATTGTTATAATACATCTCTAATCGACTGTATTCTTCACCTATAGGATGTATTGGTATATATATTCTGCATCCACCTCCACCATCTTTATGTGGTATAAGTCCTTCATCACTTTCAAAAGAAAACATTAGAACAGCACCTAGATGATCCTCGATCGGTTTCAGGATTTGATATATTTCTTCAGTAGCTTTAAATTTAGGGTGTCTGATATCCCCAATCATACTTAAACCGTTCTGTATTTTTAATGAGCTACGAAGTTGTCTAGTAATTAGTTTCGTATCAATATCGTTACTAATACCTAGTGGATTACCCTTTTTAACTTGATCAGGTCTTCCATCTGATTCACCATACTCTCTATGATTCAACTTTGCAGTAAACCAATCAAGTTTCGGTATCATACTAAGGGTATTAGTTATAAAGTCTGATGATAACTTAATAGGTAACTCTGCAAAACATTCCTGACGAAGAGGGGTAATATCAGTAGATGGTAGACTATGTTTAAGCATAAAGTACTTCTCTTAGTTCATCAAAATATTGATCGTTGGCAATAAGTGGTGCACAGATTCTTAACTTATTCCTATTTACCTGAGAGCTTAACCCAACAGTAACATTTAGATCATCACCATATTCAAGTGTTAGGAATAATCCTGCTGATTTAAAGGATACAATCTTTTTCTTTTTTATCATATCAAAAGCCATATCCTGTAAGCGTCGTTCAATTACTGAGGCATGCTTCATCAGATTATGTTCTTGGATATAATTGTAAGTATTAATCATCATAGTAATACCAGCCATATTTGGTTGATGTGTATGATTAAAATTCCATTTACCAGGTTCAGAAATAACAGATCCTACTTTATTATTACATACTGCAGCACCAATAGGTGTATATCCTGCAGCAAGTGATTTACCAACTGCAGAGATGTCAGGCTTTACCCCGCGGCCAAATGTTTCATATGAATAGAAAGCTTTACACTTACCCCATCCATTAGCAACATCATCAACAATTAGAAGAACATGGTGTTTGTCACATATCAATCTTAGTTTTTCCCACCAATGACGTTCTCTAAGTAAATTGCCTTGGAACCAAGAACAAGTATCTATCAGTACTGCACCAACCTTATTGGCTAGTCGTATTTGATATTCTACCTCTTTTAGATCCTTACAGTATATTACTCTATTATCTTTGATAGTACCACCAAGAGCTTTAGTAAGATAACTTGTACCATGCCAAGTAATAGGAAATGTAATAATCTTATTTGTCGTATTACCCCAATACGAATCATTCATAGCAACAGCAGCTTCAACAGCGCTAGTACCAGTAACTGCCCAGCTGAACCAAGACCACTTACCGGTCTCTGTTAGAATCTTTGCAGCTTCAGCTGTCTTATCAGTATAATGGCCACGATTGGATTGGCATCGACCGAACTGTAAAAGATCGTCTTCAACACCCTTTATTACAGCTGGATTGTTATAACCAAGAATAAAGCTAGACCCACCCATCGATAGATCTAGCTCATTTGTTCCATCGTCAAAATATATACGCCAACCGTCAGCGTGGGATATTTTTTTTAGAGGTGTATTTTTATAATTAAATCCGCGAAGTTCACGATTTTTTGTCATCTGGGAAATACTTATTAGCCATTTCAAGTAGATCGTCGTACTTAGCGATCTGTTCCATTTCAATTTCTATTGCCTCAATAATATCTGAGTGCTCACCAATCCCAGCTGGATTAGCGAGATACACCTCGATATTTGCACAATGTTTTTCGATGTGTCCAACAGCGTGTGCCTTAAAGGCATTCAATAAAACTTGTCTCATTTTACAGGTTCCTTAGTTCCAAATTTTCTTTCGTATGACGGATCATTTGCATATTCTTTTGCCCATCTGTTTTCTGTGAATGTTGCAAAGTCAATTAGATCTTCAATTTCGTTATAATTTTCCGATATCCATTGTTCGTGTTCTTCTAGTCTAGCTTTTATATCAAAAATATCACGAGCCATATTGACTTCATCTTCTATAGCCATCTTGCTGGTAAGTTCACTTACTTCGGCTTTAAGTGTTTCTATTGTTTGTGCTTGTTGAGCTGTCCACCAAACAAATGCAGATACCTGCATTACAATGGCAACTACGACACCAATTCCAAATTTCATATTCATTCTGACTTCCAGATAGTCCATGCGCCGTAAGCGATGGCAGCATAAGCGGCCAGTTTAGCAAATGGTCCAGCAATAAGAACAATCACCCCGACTGCAATAAGTGCAGCACCATCCCAAGAGGTTCTTTCTTCAATTCTTTTTCTTACCCAATTCATTTTCTAACTCCTTTATTCTACTTTCTAATTCATCGATTTTTTTTGTAACGTATGGATACTTCTTTCTCCATGCGTCAGTTGGTTGTTCAAACCAAGTTAATCCCCATCTTTCGACAAGGTAGTCCAAAAACTGATCTAATTTAGCATAACACCATAGACCAGCTCTCGTATCTTTAAAGTATGCTAAGAATGCAGCGCCGAGCAGAGATCCAGCAATTGCTGTGTAAATCCACAAGGTATCATCGAACATTCTTTCTATCATACTAATTTATGTGCGGCCTCTGTCGTTTCATTTACACGACGTGTCCACCCTCTGCCGAAAGTTTCAAATGTTTTGAGCTTTTCGTAGTATCCCTGCCTTGCTTCTTGATAATTATCAATAGCAGCAGCAACACCTACTTCTTCTACATAATTACCAACGGCTCTGAGTGTAGCTGGACCGATTGCACCATCAGCTGTTGCACCTACCATGCGTTGTAGATACTTAGCGCCACGGCCAGTACCGGCATTGACACTGAAATCAAACACACATAGATCAAGGCCAGACGGTAAATCGTCTCCCTTAACGCGATCCCAATAGCTTTTCTTATAGATTGGTGATACATCTTCGACTGTAAGATCTTGCATGTCTTTTGTCCCACCATGTTCTTCGTAAACCCGTTTAGTTACACCTAGATTAGTTTCACCACCTGGGTCTTTCGGATGGTTAACATAACCACCTTCATGATGGAGAATTGTATCCAGGGCTATTTCCCAGTTTTTGACAGCCATATGTTCCTCTTAAGTTAAAAGAAGGGCAGAGCTTGTTATGCTATCAAGATGCCCTAGTTTATATTAAGCAGAGCCAGCATATAAATGCTGGATGCGATATATTTATGCGTTTAAAGTGTGTCAGGAAAATCCCCGCCAGTGCCATGTACAATAATATGATATCTTGTTTCATTACTTAAATTACGAACAATGTGATTATATTGTATTCTAAGTTTGAAAGCTACGCCAGGCCTCCATCTGACTTTACCCAAATAAGAAAACCTTTGATCCCAAAAGTGCATTTCACAGTCTTTAGGATTATTTACTGCTATGTTTAAAGCCCATGGGGTTCTCATACCTTCGAAGTCATCATTATGTATATTAATATAACCACCAGGTAATAACTTCATAATACGCACACGGTGATATTCACTCTTGATATTAGATGATCGAACATATTCAGTTATTTTTGGACAGTGGATTTTTGCTTCTCGAGTCCATACCATTCGACCACCAACATTACCAACGTCAGCTGTTGCATCGTATCGTCTACCATGAATACAGAAGCTTTCCCATCCCTGGCTGTCACTGGTTCTATGTTCTACAAAAAGATTATTTTTTTCTAAATTTTGTATTTCTTCCATAAATTCATTTACATCAAACGGAGGTATATCTGCCTTCTGAAAGAAAGAAGTGTTATTCCATTTATAAGGACTGGATGATATAAGATTAAGATCTGATACACCTTCCCATGCTACATTTCTATTGTCCCGAATAAGACGTTGTAGATAGTCTTTCATATCATATGTTTTATATGAGGTAGAGCTATAGTAGAAACAATTGCTAAACCAAACAAATGGGTTCTGCGAGCTTTTTATATAATTTGAAATTTCAGAATCATATTGTATAATATCACCAATCTTTGTTTTTATATCATACGATTTAATCCTGTCCCACTTTTCGTTAATCTCTTGTTTTAGAAATTCCCAGCGCGTATCTGACAGATCCTTGAGTCCCCTATGTATACCCTTAAATCCATATTCCGATATAATATCAGACCACTTGTAGTCTTTATATCTTACTGGGTCATATGTTTGTAAGAACCATTCTTGAAATTTGACATTCTCTGGTAGAATATCAACTATTAGAACCTTACATTCTTCTGAACCTAGTCTCGCCATTATAAGCCAGGGGAACCAACCGGATCCTACAGTAATGATACAATCTTTTTTACCGCGGTGTGGTAATAGGTTATCTTGTGTGTTATATGCAAAGAATTTGCCGTTAGTTAAAAAATGTTTAATAAAATTCTTTTGACCATATTGATTAGTCAAGGTTGGATCTAGTCTTCCGAACGCTTCCCTGAATTGTATAGGATCATTTACATGATAAGAATATAATTTAGAATCCCTTACTCTTTCATTTAGGTTATTAATACTGTGCCCGTTTAATATACAATATTCAATTAGATCTTCCAATACGCCTTTAACAGATTTGTTAACCGACTTAATTACAGTTTTTGTTGTTCCGTTGCCTGGATGTATTTGTTTTGGTGTATAATCATCATGTACATTTTCTTCAGATCGAATAATATCTGGCCAAGTATTACTAGAAAAATTGACAGAGTTACTGAATACAAATTCGTTTTCTTTCATTTCCTTTAATAGGTTATTATCAATAAGAAACATTTGTTCATGTAAGGAAATAATAGTGTGATCATTATAACCCAGTAACTGTCCGTGTAGCTTGTATCCAGATAAGATTTGTTTCTGAATACCCATTCCGAAATTTACTGGATCCATAATAAGGCAACCAGAAGCTATTACCAATGTATGGGTGTGATTATCATTAATATTATAAAGGTCGTTTAAATCCTCTATTACTTTGGGTCGTTTTGGATAAAAGCCACGTAATAGTTTCCAAGTCATATCATTTAGGCGGTGACGAAGAGTTTCTCCGACACCAAAGATCTTTGATGTGTCCCAAACGTATATTGAAATATTATCCATGACTTTCCTATGATGGTCGGGGCAGAGGGATTC